CCATCGGTTCGGCGACCTCCACGACCACGACCACGGTCGAAGGCACGGTCACGTTGAACGGAACGGCGCTCAACCTTGGCAACTCCACGGCGGCCTCGCAGATTAATCTCGGCACTGGTTCGACCATCAGCGGCGCAACCAAGACGATTCAGATTGGAAGTTTCGCGGCCTCTGGTTCTACGACCAACGTAGGGATTGCTAATAGCCTTAGCCCTCCTAGCGCGGGTGGTACCATCACTATTGGCACATCCGGCCAAACCACGACCAACCTAAATGGAACGGTCAACGCGACCACCGCTTCAGCTGGAACCTCGACGACACAGATCGCCACGACGGCCTTCGTCACGACCGCCGACAACCTGAAGGCCAACCTAGCCAGTCCGACCTTCACGGGTACGCCCCTCTCGACGACCGCTGCGGCTGACACGAACACGACCCAGATCGCGACCACGGCCTACGTCGTCGGTCAGGCTGGCTCGGCCACTCCCCTGGTCAACGGCACGGCGGCTGTAGGCACGTCCCTCCGCTACGCTCGACAGGATCACGTCCACGGCACGGACACGACCCGCGCCCCGCTAAATTCACCGGCCTTCACTGGCACGCCTTCCCTGCCGACTGGCACGACCGCCGTCACCCAGACCGCTGGCAATAATACGACCGCTGTCGCCACGACTGCTTTCGTCCAGCAGGAAGTCCCTGCGGCATCGACCACGGCGGCTGGCAAGGTCGAACTGGCTACCAATGCGGAGGTCATCACGTCGACCGCCACCAACCTGGCAATCGTTCCGGCTTCCCTTCCGTTCGCCATCACCGATCCGCGTCTGCGTTCGATGGCGCATATTTCTTACACAAAAGTCTCCGGCTCTGGCGCGGTTTCATCTGGAAACGTCGCTTTCGGCATCCGTGAAATGTATCTTGGAAGCCTAGCCACTGGACTTGCTGGATTTTCTTACGGATGGACGGGGCAAATTGCGGTCAACATGAGTTCGTCCGACTGGACTCGCGTCAACTTCAGCAAGAAAATCTGGATGTCTGGCGTGGCAATGTGCGGCGCTACGATTGGAGGCACCAATTATATCGGAGACTCTAACACTCGTAACCGCATCACGCTTGGCGGATACACCACTGACATCACTAGCGGAGATATGACCGTCAAAGGCATCGGCTGGAAGAAAGTCGGAGGCACTTCCTCCTTCTTTACTCTCACTGTCCACAACGGAACGACACTGACGGACGTCGCTTCGACCATCACGCAGTCGGCGGGCAAGGTCATCAGCTGGATGATCTACTCGGACGGCACGGGCAACGTCACCCTTTACATCGACGGCGTCCAGTCCGCCACGACCTCCGCTGGTCCGACCGGCACCAGCAACGCCAACCAAGCCACCTACCGCGAGCAGGTCGAAGCCGTAGCCACTCCGACAGTCCGTGGCATCATGGAGTGCTCTGGCGGAGCCATCTACATCGAACCGTAAAATGCCTATCACCTACAAAGTCTCTATGCTCGGCGTATCGCTCGCCGACCCTTACGTCTTCCTGAAGGCCGTCTTCCCTCAGTGGAACGGCGAGCCTGCCGGGTCTGGCGGCGCTTACGTCCTTGTGACCTTCGACTTTCCGCAGACCCCCGTCGACCTTGGCCCTCTTGTGAAGGTCGAAATCTTCGACCCTAACGCTTCTCAACTCCCATGATTACCCACCTCATCGCCCTCCTCGTCGGCTTCGTCGCCGGTGCTCTCGTCTTCCGCAAGCACGCCGCCAAGGCCTCCGAACTGGAAGCCAAGGGCAAGTCCCTCCTCGACGTCCTCAAAAACCGCTAAGCCGTGCGCCTGCTCCTGGTCATCGCCCTCACGGCCCTGACCGGGTGCAGCCTGTTCCGCTCGTCGCCGACTGACGCTCCCCTGCCCAAGCAGCCGGACGCCCCGACGACTCCTACGGTCGTCCAGTCACTAGGCCAAGACCTCGACAAGACGGATCACCGCGTGGCCGCGTCCCTCGTCGCCATCGAGAGGAATGCCGACAAGCCGAAGGTTGTGGTCGCCGAGTCCCGCCTAGCCCAGTCCTATTTGCCCCAGCCCCCCGAGACTGACGTCGCCTTCGCTCTCGCCCGGGCGACCAAGGCCGACCCCATTGACTACGCCAAGCAGATGGAGTTCGGACGCAAACTCGCCACCGCCGTCAACCGTGCCTGGGAGAAGCTGGAAGCCGACCAAGCCGAGGCCAAGCGAGTCTCCGGCCTGAAGGACAAGCGCATCGAGGAACTGACGGCGGCGCTGAAAGAGTCTGAGGAGTCGGCCAACAAGTCACCCCTTCGCGTCTCCGCTGGCTTCTGTTTCCTCGCCGCCCTCGGCCTAGCCATCGTCGGCCAGTATCTTCGTGCCGGTGCTTGCGTGGCCCTAGGCGGCGTTCTGATTGGTATCTCGACCATACTGTCGTCCCCTTGGTTCATCTGGTCTCTGATCGCTACGGCGGTCGTCGTTCTAGGCCTAGGCGTCTGGGTCGTCTTCGACATGGCCAGGGATAAGGTCAACTCCAAGCCCTCCGCAGATGTCCCGCCGCAAGCCTAAGCCAGTCAAGGTCGTCTGGCGCAAGTTAGGCCGCGAGCGTGCGTGGGGTCAGGCCACCATCGGCGAAGACCTCATCGAGATTGACCCCCGCCTCGGTGCCAAGCGTCAGCTTGAGGTTTTGTGCCACGAGCAGGTCCACCTGCTTTTCCCAGCCCTGTCCGAAGGCGAAGTGGACAAGGCCGGCAAAGCCCTCGCGAAGATGCTCTGGGCTCAGGACTACCGCCGCGTCCTCCTGAACCCTAACGCCAAGCCTCCCCGCATCTCGTGAGCGCCGCACCGTTCAACCCCGAGGACATCCCGAAGGAGGTCAAGGACGGCCTCGTCGCCTCCATCCTTGGCGGCCTTGCGATGACGGCTCGGCTCCTGCTCTCGACCGAACCCGTGTCCCTGGGCTGGGTCGTGCGCCGTGTCTTCGCCGCCGCGATCACTGCGGCCTTGGTCGGCTACGCCATCCAGGAGCACATCCAAAGCCCGGGCCTGCGGATGGGCGTAGTCGGTGCGGCAGGCTACGCGGCCCCCGAGTGTCTGGACTACCTGCTCAAGTACGTCAAAGCACGCGGAGAAAAGGAAGTCGCCTCCGTCGTCGGCAAACCCTCCAAGCCCCATGGGAAAGGCAAAGCCAAGAAGCCAACAGCCAAGCGGGGGAAGTAACCTCCTGCTGGCGGTCTGCCTGCTCACGGCCTTTGCGGGGCTGTCGGCGTTTGCGTCGGCCTACATCGCCGGGGTGGTCCTTGACCTGCTCCAATCCCGAGACGCCCTGGTCATGATCGTGACGGACGGGGGGCTGAAGTCGGACTCGGTCAGCGTCGAGCAGGGGCTGTCCTCCGCGACGATGGCGCTGAAGGCCGTCCGCGACCTCGGCTGGGCCTTGGCCGTGGGGTGCCTAGGGGTGGGGGTGGCGGTCTTCTTACGCTCCCGCCGTCAAAACGCCTCCTAGGGCAAGCCAGAGGGGTCTATTGCCCCTTGACAGGACGGATTAGGGTGGCACATTGGAACGCATAATGGCTCCCCCCTCTACCGAAAGGCACGGGGGAGTCGTCCTTTGACAGTACCCCTAACGACTCCGCAAGGATCGCACCAATGGGGGCTTCAAGTCCAGCGCGCGCTGGCGACCCCCCGGCCCTCTGCCCCTGGCATGGTTTCTCTCGGGGGGTCTTTTGTGCCTGTCAAAAGTCTCGATTAAAAGGTTTGACTGAATGCAGTCGGTGGGCGAATGTAGTCGGGCACAACCGCACAACACATGACCCCTACCGCCTCCCAACTCCAGCAGCTCGCCGACATGAAGGCCGAGTGCGCCGTCTTCCGCAAGCGCATCGACGCGATGATCCGCAAGGTCCGCAAGACCTACAACTCCGGCGCTCCCCTCTCCGCCGTCGAAGAACTGCACACCGCGGTCAACGACTGCGAAGACGCCTACATCCTCCTGGTCAATAACACGAACGCCTTTGCCCGCTCCATCAACGCCTAACACCCACGCACATGAAAGCCCTCGTCACTCTCGCCGCCCTCATCATCTTCGGCTGGGTCGCCGTCGTCACCTTCGCCGGCCCCGATCTCGCCAAGGCCATCGACAAGTCCCTGCCCGGATACGTCGCCAAGAAGCCCGCCGCCAAGCGCGCCCGCTGAACCCGCCATGCTCGACGAACTTTTCCGCAAGGTCGAATCGCAGTTCAACGTGCGTCCCTCCACCCGCAAGCCCTCCGCCCCCCGCGGCGTGGCCATGCTCGCCAAGACCTACTGCGGCGAGGCTCCGGCCTTCTACGCGGTCGAGCCCAAGGTTGACGGCGTCCGCGTGATCGTCACCGCCGACCTCGACAACGGCGTGGTCTCCTTCGCCTCCCGCCGTGGCAATCGCCTCGCCTCCCTCGACCATCTCGCCCAGGAGGTGCTCGACCTCTTCGGCTCCCTGCGCGGCATCTGGACGCTCGACTGCGAGGCCGTCGCCGGCAAAGGGTTCTTCAACGACGTCGGCGAGATCAGGTCGGCCGAGCCCGCCCTGGACGCCCGCCTCTGGGTCTTCGACCTCCCCTGCATGAGCACCAGCACCTACCGCGAACGCCGCAAGGTGCTCGCCGACATCTTCGACGCCGCCCTCCCGAAGCCCTGCTCCCTCCACCTCGTCCCGTCCCTCGTCGGCGTCCTGCCCGAGGAGGCCTTCCGCGACTTCACGGCGCAAGGTTTCGAGGGCGTCATGGTCAAGGACTGCGATGCCTACTACTCCCACGGAGTCCGCTCCGCAGCTTGGCAGAAACTCAAGGCCTCCGACACCGTGGACGCGGAGATCGTGGACGTGGTCGAAGGCAAGGGCAAGTGCGCCGGCATGGCCGGGCACATCGTCGTGCGCCTAGGCCGTCGCTACGTCAACGTCGGCACGGGCATGAACAACGCCACCCGCCGCGAACTCCTCGCCCGCCGTGCCCAGGTCATCGGCCAGACCGCCGAGGTCGCCTTCCATTGCGTCACCCCTGACGCCTCCCTCCGCCACCCTTCCCTCGTCCGCATCCGCGGCGACAAGTAATCTCCCACCCAAACCAAACCGCACACATGAGCACCCTAGGTATCATCAAGATCAGCGAACCCGAACGCCTCCAGACGGCGAAGGACATCATCGTCGAGCACCGCGCCAAGGCCGGAGCCCGGGCGTCCTACGAACTCTACGGCCTCGATTACGGCTCCGGCAAGGTCGTCGTCACCCGCATCGACCACGCCCCGACCTCGGCCGACTTCGCCGGCTGCATCAACAAGAAGCGCATCGCCGTCCTCATCGACCGCCACTCCATGGTCGTCGAGTTCCGCGGCGCTTGGAAGTCCGACACCCAGGGCAAGGTCGTCTGCTACGAGTCCCAGCAGCAGGCCGACATCAACGCCGCCAAGTAACCTTCCCACCCAAACCGCACATGAACCAAGAACCCACCGACCTGATCACCGTCGGCGACAGGCCTCTCCGCCTGACCCGCCCGGTGCTCCCCCACGCCGCCCGCCGTCTGGCCGGCATCCTCCCGCAGCTCAAC